CCAGGTCGGCTCCACTACGCCACCGCCTCGCGCGTTACCACCGCGCCGGTCTTGACTTGCCACCGCTCCCAGAGCGCCAGGCTCTCGTAGCGCAGGGTGTCGGCCAACAGCATCGCGATGCTGTCGCCGTTGGGGGCGCGCCACGTCCGCCAGTCGTGGCCGTCGTCGTCGACCAGCTCCACGGCGATGCGATGCACGGCGTTGTCGGCCAGGGCCGCCCGTGTCGCCACGTACAGGCCCGTCCAGGCCGCGGGCCAGTCGGCGGCGGGCCAAATGACCGGCGGCGCGTCGTTGAGGGCGACGAGACAAACGAGCATCAGGCCCTCGCCGTGCGCCGCACTGTCGCCGGGCTTTGGGGCATCTGCGGCTTGTGATGCCACAGGACGCCACCCTCCACCGGCTCGGCGGTCGGATGACACCAGCACTGAGACGACTCTTCGTGGTCCCACACGTCCACCACCGGGTAGACGTGTGACTCGACCTTGCCCCGGTCGTTCGTGAAGGTCGTCGCGCGCCACATCAGCGGCTCCACTCGCTGTAGTCAGGGCAGCCGCACGGCCCGTCTCCGCACTCGCCACGACAGGCGGCGAGCTGGGCGCGTATCTGCTGCTTGCTGTCCAGGGCGTCAGGGCCGCCGGTCGGTCGCAGCAGGTCGGCCACGGCGCGGGCGTACTCGATGGCCGCCTCCTGCGGCGTGTCACCCACGCCCATCGCCTCGATGTGGTCGCCCTGGGCAATCCATACTCGGTCGTAGTTGTCGTTGGACAACGAGCGCATCGGCATCGAGGGCCAGTCATCGACGTACCGCTGCATAATCTCGTAGGGGTCGGTCAGACTGTGTGCGTAATCTCGCACGGTCGCCCCAGGCGTCAGGCCATAGCCCCACACGGCGGGAACGGCCGAGAACACAGACGATGAGCCGTGGTCGTCAATCCGGCTCATCAGTCCGCCCAGCACCGGCGTCGGCCCCTTCTGCCACTCTTGGGGACGCGGGGCATGTTGGGCCGTCGTCTCGACAGTCCGCCCCGCGCCGGTCGCCGCAGTGGACGCCGCTTCCACCGCAGCCTCCGTCGTTACACCGAGGCGCGCGGCGATGCGTCGCACCTCATCTGCCGTCGGCGTGCCGTTGGGGTTGACGAGGGTGACGGCGACGCCACGCACCGACGGCGGCCCCTGGACGCGCTCCACCGCCTCGACGCGCGCGAGATAGTCGCGCACCGCCTCGCCGATGAACGCCAGCCGTACTTGCTGAACCTTCAGCCATCGCATCATGCCGCTACCCTCCCGGTGAGCCGCGCGTAGGCGGCGGGGTCGTACACCAGTTCCCGCGTGCATCGGCAACGCGCCCGTTGATCTACCCGCTCGTTTGTGCTATAATGGGAGTGCTGAGGCGTATACAAGTAGTCGTGCTTGCCACCCGCAACGGGCTGTGCTATCGTTGGTCGGACCCCGCTGTTTCCTTGTATGCGCCTCAGCAACGCAAGCAAGATAGAAACGGCGGGGTTCTCTTTTGTTGGGGGAGCTACATGGCCGACCGCATAGTAAAGTGTGCCGTCTGCGGCAAGGAAAGACCCCTTGCGCCCTCGACACGAGGACGACGGACGCATGAAGGGACGCTGTGCCAGCGATGCGGCGTGATAAAGCGATGGGAGAATGACACGCGCAAGCGGACCAATCGACCGCCGCGTGTCTGCGAGCGATGCGAGAAAGAGTTTCATCCCAAGAAGCCGGACCAACGATACTGTTCTGCCGAGTGCATCGGGAATGGGCGCGTCACGAAGACTTGCCCAGTCTGCGGAAAGGTGTACGACGTAACCACCTCCACCGCCGACAGGTACAACGTCTGTTCGATGGAATGCAAGCGCGCCTTGCAGCAATGGAGCATCTGCGAGACCTGCGGCAAGAGGTTTCGCCACACAGGACAGGGAACGCGCCGTCACTGTTCGGAGGAGTGCCGCCGGCCGCCGGTGATGGCCGAATGCCCGACCTGCCACAAGACGCACCGCGTTCAGCCGTCTCGCTTGACCGATGACACACGCAATGTCTTCTGTTCGTTCGTGTGCTATCGACGGTTCGTTGGCGAAACCTTCCCTGAGCGTGCCGTGAGAACAGCCCTCGAAGCCCAGGGCGTCACCGTTCTGCGAGAGTACAAGGCGGCGGGGCGTGACGTGTTCGACTTGTACGCGCCCGCTGCCAACCTGCTTATTGAGGTGGACGGCGACTACTGGCACAGGTCGGAGAAGGTCAAGGCCCGCGACACCGCCAAGAGCGAGCGCGCCCGCGCCCGTGGCTTCAGTGTTGTACGCGTCTCGGAGAGCGTTGTAAGGGGCAGCGAGTTTACCCGTTGGCTGTCTGACCTGTTCGCTCACTATCCGTCCCTGTCAAGCAATCCGCGCTTGCCTGAGCAGCTTGTCATAGATCTCGGGGTTGTACTCGATAATCCGCTGACAACGGCAGCGGTGACGACCTAGACACACCTCGCCAGGCAGAGGGCCGGATCCGACAAGATAGTAGCCTTCCGCCGCATGGCAACGACTACAGGTCGTTGGGCTATCTACGCTTCGGTAGCGCGCCACGTAGCCGCGCTGCGTCGTCGCGCTACCCTCCATGCCCGTGTAGAAGGCCGCGCGCCCGACGCCACCGTACTGCGCCGCGCGTTGGGCGATGGCCGCCTCACTGAGCGGCTTCCCTTGCAGCGCCCGCACGGCCACCTCGTCGGCGAAACGCGACAGGTACGCCGTCTGCTCACGCACCGTCGCCGCCATCTGCCGCCGCTCGCTGTCGCGCAAGGGCCGCGCCGCGCCCAGCGTGCGCTGTTCCACCAGGTGCTGGATCACCCGCGCCCCCATCTTGCGCTGCCACGTCGCCACGTCGCCGGACGTTGCCAGCTCACTCGCCAGCCGTCGCGCGTCGCGCTCAAAGGCGTCCTGGAGGGCGTCACTGTGACGTTGCCGTTCGGCGTTGGACGCGCGCACGAGGCGCTGGCCCAGGGTCGCCGGATGGGTGCGTAGCTGGCGCGCCAGCCGCGTCTCAGCCTGCTTCACGTCGGCGGGCAGGATGTCGCCGGTCACGGCGTCGGCGAGCCGCAGCGACAGGGCCGACGGCTTGACGCGCACGCCACGCGCCCCGTACTGGCGAGCCAGGGCCAGGGCGTCGGCCTCGGCGAGCGACACGCGCGGGTCAGCGGTGGCGCGGGTGAGCAGTTCCAGCAGGGCCGGTGTGAGGGGCACGCTACTTCTTGCCCTTCTTGCCGCCCTTCTTGCCAGGGCCGACCTTGCCATCATCCCGCGCCCAGGCGTTGGAGATGGCCGCCGCCTTCGACTTGCTCATGCCCTTGCGCTTCAAGCCCTCGTACATGGTCGCGGCCTTGATGCTCGGCCCGTGCTTCCCGCCCTTCTTGCCTGGCATCATGCCCCTCCTTCGATGCCGCCTGCCGCCTGGGTGATGCGGTCCATCAGCGCCGCCGTGTCCGGCGTCATCGTGCCCGGCTGCGCGGCGCGTTGCTCGGCGGCCACAATCGCCTGGGTGCGCTGCACCTCGGCCAGCGTGCGCTGTACCTCTGGGTTGCGCGCCTGGTCGTCGGCGCGCTCGGCCAGGATGCTGTCGATCTGCGCCTGGGTGTATCCCAGCGTCCGCAGTACCTCGGCCTCGCTCACGAAGGGCGCGATGGCCGTGGCGACCTTCGCCTGAGTCAGCGCGTCGTAGCGGATGACCGGCGCGTACTCGACGGTGATGGGCAGGCTCTCGTCGAGGCCCGCCCGCGCGAAGGTGTTGGCCAGGCGCGTCGCCTTGTGCATCACGCTCGCCCACATGGGCGCGGTGGCATCGGCGATGGCTTCCAGCTTCTCGAAGTAGTCCAGCATGGAGAGGATGAGGGCCGTCCCGCTCGGCCAGTCCGCCCCGACGAGCTTGCCCAGGGGCACGGTCGTGGCGCGGGAGAAGGCCTTGAGCAGCATCCCTAGCGCCCGCTCCAGTTCCGCCATGCTGCCCGGCTCGATGCGCTCGGCCCGCGCCCCCGCGTCGCTCGAGCGTAGCACCGCGCCCGGCTCGACCGTCAAGGGGGTCTCGGCGCCCGTCGCGTCCAGCATCGGCGGGAAGCCCATCAGGGCGAGCATCGGGAAGCCCGCAAACGCCGCGCTCGCCAGCACGTCCCGCAAGACCTGGTTGACGGCATCCTGGAGGCCCAGCACGCCGCCGTCCAGCTCGCTCACGCCGTAGCGGCTGTCGGGCGCGTCGTCGTCCTCGCTGCCCGCGCCGTCGTTGGGGACCTGGACGTTGGCGAAGTGGACGAAGGGCGGGTTGAGAGGCGCGCCCCGGCTGTCCACCCACGGCACGGGCCACACGCCGCCGTCCTCGGGCAGCGGAAACGGCGTCCAGGCGTCCATCCGCGCGTCGCGCCGGTAGCGCTCGATGCGGTCGGGGTAGTAGAGGGTGCGTCGCCAGCCGTCCGCCACAGGCCACTCCTTAACGGCGTAGCGCACGCGGTCGTCGTCATTGTAGGCGACAAACAGGCCCTGCGTGCCGTTCCACCACGCCTCGCGCTGGAGGAGCACCTTACCCGTCGGCGCGTGCCACTTGAGGCTCAGGGCGTGGTCGCCGTCGCGCAGCATCGCCCAGTGAACGGCGCGGGAGAGCGTCGGCAGGGCGTTGAGGGTCGCCACGTCGTCGACGAAGGCGCGCACGGCGTCGGCCCCTGGCCCCTCCCCCGCCACGTCGAGGCGCGCGATCTTGAGGGGGTTGGTGAGGGCTTGCAGCGCCGCGCGGCACAGGTTGTCGGTGAGCAGGTGACGCAGCGAGTTAGCGAGGATGCGCTGCTCGCCCGGCGTCAGGGCGTCGCGCTGGCGGCCCCGCGCGTACTGGCGGTAGTCGCTCAGGGCCGTGGCGTTGGGCAGCGCGTCGGCGCGCTCTTCGGCAATGGGGTCGTCGAGGGTGGATAGGTCCATCATGGCTTGCTCTTCTCTCGCTACTCGTCACTCACTCACGCCGTTCGGTAGTTGGTGACGGATGCGCCGCTCCCGGCCATCACGCCCTGCCAGGCCAGAGCCAGGGCGATGACCGTATCGTCGTGCATCCCGTTCGGCGCGCCATAGCGAAGCATCCCGCCCGGCAGCCGTTCGGCCTGGTATGCCTGCAACTCGCCGACCAGCGTCGGGTCGTTGAGGATGCGAAGCTGCCCCGTCTCGAAGGCCAGTTGCAGGGCGTCAATCATGGTCGCCTTACTGGCGTTGGTCGTCGTCCAGGGGGTGACGCGCATCCCACCCCGCTGCAACTGCTCAATCACCGGCTCGCCCATGCTATTGCGTTCGGCGACGACGGCCACGGGCTTGAACAGGTGGTAGAGCGACCACAGCCGCCCGACCTGGGTCGCATAGTCGATGCGGTTGAAGCGGTCCATGTAGACCGCCTCGCGCGTGGTAGCATCGACGACCACCAGGGCCGTGAAGTCCTGATGCTTGGCGAAGTCCGCGCCGATGACGTAGCTGTGAGTCGGCCACGGCGACGCCTGCCGGGTCGCTGTGGCGGCCTCCGCCACCCGACGAAACACGCCGCCTTCCTCGATGAACTCGGCCAGGTACTCCTGGCGGAAGATTTGCTCGGGCAGGTCGCCGCGCGCCGCCTCAATCTCGCGTGGATGCAGATAGGGATTGTCCACCGACGGGAAGCGCCAGCTGCGCCAGTCGCTCTGCGTCGTGTCTTGTCCCCGCTGCCACAGCCGCCAGAACCAGTTACGGCCGGCGGGTGTCGAGATGAACAGGGCGCGGCCCTGGCGGTCGGACAGGGCCGGGCGGAGCGCCTCGGTCCATGCTTCCTCGCGGATGAAGGCGCACTCGTCGAGGACGGCAAAGTCGAGGCCCTCCCCGCGCAAACTGTCGGGGTTGTCGGCGCTTCGGACCTGCACCCAGCCGCCCGTGGGGAAGTGGGCGATGCGGTCCACCTCGCGGACGGTCACGCCGGGCAGTTGCCGCGCCAGCCGCTTCACTTCGCGCCAGCCCATCTGAGCGACCGGGTAGGATGGGGCCACCCACCAGGCGCGACGGGAAGAGAGGGCGGTCATCACGCACAGGAGCGAGCCGAGGCGCGTCTTGCCCCAACGCCGTCCCGCCGTGATCACCCGGAACCGGGCCGCGTCACGGGCGACGACCTGCTGGCCGCCATGCAACGGCGGCAGGGTGACGCGCATCTGCGCCCTACTCGCCGTCGTCAGTGCCATCGTTCCACCTCATCACGACATCAAGCGCCTTGCCGCCCTTGCCGGTGATCTGGTTGTTGACTACCTGCTTGTACTTCTCTGGCCGCATACCATTGAGAAGGAAGATGAGCAGCGTATCCGAATAGCGCTGCACCGTCCCCACCGCCTTGCCGCCCTGGTACACCGTCTCGGTCACACCGTCGACGGCGCGTCGACGGGCCTCGGTTTCCAGCACGTCGGCGGCCTGGTCCAGCGCCGCTTCCCACTCGGCGGCGAAGTCTGGATGGGCGGTGCGAAACTCGTACACCTTCGGGCGCGTGATGTGAGCAGCCTTCGCCGACTCCGTCACGTTGCCCGTCAGCGCCAGAGACGCCAGAAATGCCGCTTCCCATGTGCGACGCCTGCGCTTTTTAGTTGTCTCGTTATGTACCGCGTCGCTCACTTCCGCCCCCACGCGCACCACACGCTGCGCTCGCGTAGCCCCACGCAGTACGTCCCGTGCAGGTAGTCGGTTACGCTCCACGCGCTTGCGTCGTAGTCGGTGACGAGGGCCAGGTAGCACGTCGTTCCGACCAGGCGGCAATCCGCCAGCGGCACGGGGATGTTGAGCAGGGACAGCGGGACAAAGGTGTACATACGTCAGCCGGCCGGTAGCGGGCCGCGCGGGTCAGGCGTGGGAGTTGGCGTTGGTGGACGCGGGGTGAGTGTCACGCCGGGCGGCGGAAGCGTCGGGAGGCCGCCCCAGGGCGGCGCGCCAGGGTTGCCAAACACGCACGTCCAGAATGGGCCACGGCCTGAGCCGATGCCACCGTCGGCGCCCGCGACGCCACAGCCGACATCGGCCCACTGGCCGCGCATGATCTCGTCATGCGCCGGGCTGCCCCGCCAGGCGGCAACAGCGTCGACGGGCATGAGCATGCCACGGGCGATTATCTCCCCTACACCGCTCGATGGGTAGCCCGCTGCCAGGGCGCGTTGGCCGGCCACCGGCTCGCCAGGGCAGGTGTGAGCAAAGCAGTCGATGGCAAGCATGGTGTCGCTGTGGGCTTGCGCAGCCGTGGTCAGGCGGTTGTCGTAGTGGAGCTGGGGCAGGCCGAGGGAGGTGCGATACTCGTCGATGAGCCGGGCCGTATCGCGGGGTCGGTCCGATTGAGCCGACGCGGAGGCGACGACGAATAGCGCAACAAGCGCCAAGAGCGCGCTCGTGTGAACATGGCGCATGTTGCCAGCACGCGCCGAGGAGCGATGCATGCTCGGTTCCTCGCCAGATAGGACCGTAGTAGAGCCGTTACGGCCATTATACTCTGGTAAACCGCCATGTCAAGAGAACGGCGCGTGTTTGATGCGAAACGCCCCGACCGGGAAGGCGGGGCGTTTCGCACGGCATTGTCATCAGGCGGGCCATTGCCCAATCTGGCATCTCGTCGCAAAATACAGCGCAGAAGCGGTTGACAATCTATCCAACATCCTGTACAATCCATCTGTACAAGATGTTATACACGAAGGGGGCAGCGTGGCGAAGCCACCCACCATTAGCAGCGCCGACCTGCGGCCAGCCGCCGTCGCCGCGCTCGAACGAGTAGCCCAGGGTGATCGCGTCATCGTCACCCGCTACAATCTCCCGGTTGCGGCGCTCGTTCCGTATTCAGACCTGACGCTGGAGCAGACAGAGGGAGGCGTTCCGATGAGCACTGGTGTTGAGAAGATCGAGGCCGAGTTCCTCCTCCGCTACGACGGCGACAAGCGGCGCGCCGCCCAGGCCCTGGCCGAGTGGCTGGCTGCCGGCCAGCAGGCCCTCGTCCGTCTCCTCCGCTATGGCGACGCGGATACCCGCGACGAGCGAGGTGATCATGGCGAAGTACGCCGCTGACACCGCCGTGAGCGCGGAGCAGTCCCGCGCCGAGATCGAGCGTACCCTGATCCGCTACGGCGCCGAGCGATTTCTCTACGGCTGGGAGCAAGGCCACGCCGCCATTGCCTTCGACATGGATGGCCGCCGCATGCGCTTCATCTTGCCCATGCCCGACCGCAGCACCCGCGAGTTCACCCACACCCCGGCCAGGGGGATGCCCCGCTCGCCAGAGGCCCGCGAGGCCGCCTACAACCAGGCTGTCCGCCAGCGTTGGCGCGCGCTGCTGCTGGTCATCAAAGCCAAGCTCGAAGCCGTGGACGCCGGCATCAGCACCCTGGAGGAGGAGTTCCTGGCCGCCACGGTGCTCCCCGACAATCGCACCGTGGGCCAGTGGATGCTGCCTCAGATCGAGCGCGCCTACGCCACCCATCGCATGCCGCCCATGTTACCGTCGCCAGAAGACTAACCCCCAACGCAAGCGCCCCCGGCGACGGTACGAGCGTCGCCGGGGGCTGGTCACAGAAGGAGACTCTATGACCGCTCAACAGTATATCACATATCGTGGACTGCGGTTCGTCGTGACAGTCAGCCGCGATGCGGCGGCCTATCTCACCAACCCCGCCGAGTCGCTGCCTGAGCGTGGCGGCTATCTGCACGAGATGCTAGCGAGCGGTCACGCCCGCGCCGGTGCATCCAAAGCGCGGCGCGGGTATGTCGCGGTAGCCGTGCTGGTCGTCGTGCACAGTCAACTCGCCACGGCGGTGCTGGCCGCCACACCAACGTATCGCCGTCGCATGCTAGCCGCCGTAACCAGCTCCGACCACACCCTCTTCTGCGGCGCGTCGCTGGCCGAGCATGACGCGCCGGCCGTCGCCTATCACGGCGTCCCCCTCACAGCCATCTACGCGGCCGAGGCTGCCTTGCGCTACCTTGACACGGTACGCGCCGGTGGCTCCGGCATACCCCGCCAGGCGGCATCGGCGTGATGGTCGCTTCCCGCGCCGATGCCGGTCTCGATGACCTGATTGACGCTATGCGTGATGCCGCCAGCGACCTGGTCACTAGCGCACGCATCACGCCGGTCATCGGCCCGCGTCGCGTTACCTTTGCCATCCGCCCCGACCGGCCGGCGGAGGTGGGGGCCTTGCTGCGCGGTGCGGACCACTTCCGCCACCATCTCCGCACCGGCGTCGTGGAGGTGGAGCGGGACGATGCCGGTGGCGTCCTGGTGAGCGTTCCCAACCCGCGCCCTGGCTATCTACCCGTCGCGCGCCTGGGTGGACGCGGCTGGCAAGTGCCCGTCGGCATTGACCGACGGAATCGGCCCGTGGGCATCGACCTGACGCTCTATCCCCAGGCCCTCATCATCGGTCCGCCGCGTACCGGTAAGACCACCCTCGCGCGCACCATCGTTTACGGCGTCGCGCGCCAGGTCCAGCCAGAGGATGCGCGCCTGGTCATCGTCACCGGCGACCCCGCCGACTGGCGCGACGTCGAGTCTCTTCCGCACACCGCCGCCCTGCTGTCTCACGCTCAAGCCGTGCCCATGCTGCGCGCCCTGCGCGGCGAGGTCCAGCGCCGCGAGGCGGCGGGCGAGCGCGGGCCGGTAGTGGTCGTCATCATCGACGACATGGGCGTCGTCTTCGAGCACGACGCCCACATGGGCAAGACGCTCCTCGCCATCCTCAAGCAAGGGCGGCGCGTCGGCGTCCGCTTCATTGGCATGGCGCATACCACCAGCTCCACCGACCTGGGCCACTTCGAGGTCGGCCAGGTGGTGCGGCGTCGCTTCCAGACCCAGGCCGCCGATGCGTGGAGCGCGGCGATGGGCGCCGGGCGCGGCGGGACCAACGCCACGGCCCTGGGCGTCGGCGAGGTGGTCAGCGCGGGCGACACGGCTCGCCCCTACGCCGTGACCGTCGCCCGCTGCGAGCCAGGCGACCTGGAGCAGTTGGCGGGCAAGCTCGCGCGTAAGTATCACGGCTTCCAGTCCGCGCCGATGGCGTGGCTCACAACCGCCTCCAACCGCCTCCAACCGCTTCCAACCGTTGCAACCGGCGGTTGTGCCCCCTCCCCTCTGCGCGTCATGCGGCCTGACGAGGGGGGGGAGCCGCCAACGGTTGCAACGGTTGTGCGGTTGCCGCGCCGACTGCCGACCGCCGAGGACATCGAGGTCATCCGCGCCAACCTCGCCCTGTGCGGCGGTAAAAAGAGCCGGACGTGCCGTGAGACGTGGGGCGCAAAGGACGGCGATACATGGCGCTGGCTGGCGCTGGCGCTGGAGGGGGTATCCGCATGAACCGCTTCCTGGCCCTCACGATCCTGGCCTTCGTCGGTGGCTTTGGTGCGTACACCGCTAGCCGCCTCTCGGACGGCGCGCTGGCGGTCGTGGCTGGCGTCGCCGTTGGCCTAGCCGCCTCGACGGTCATCGGTATCTTGCTCATCTATGCGATGCGCGGACGCCCCAAGCCGGCCGAGCCGTCGCCGCCGCCTGGCTACGGCTACCCCGGCCTGCCCTACGGCGGTCACGTCGTGCCGCCCGTCGTGATGATGATGCCGTCGTCCTACCCGACCCAGACCGCACCGGCGCAGCCGACAACCGGCATCCGCCTCGACTCTCCAACGCGCGTACCCTACGTCGTGGATGACGACGATGCCTGAGTCGCCGTACCACATCCGCGTCACAGCGGAGGAGATGGACGATTTCATGGCCGGGCGCGACGTTGCATCGCGCCCGCAGCAAGCGGCGGCGACGGCGGAGCGCAACCCGCTGTGGGGTAGCATTCCCGGTCTCAACGCCTTCGGCCCCGCCATCGTCGGCCAGCCCACGACCGGCCAGGCCAATGTGCCAACGGCAAGCCACCGCGCCTGGCCGCTCCTGCCGCTGCTGCTCATGCTCGTCGTCGCCGGGCTGTTGGGCGTGTGGCGGCTGCGGGGCGAGCCGAGCGAGTCAGTCGCCAATCCCGTGGCCGCACTACTCGTCGCGCCCCCGCCGCTCCCCGCACCGGCCGGCGATGCCATTCCGGCGACGCTCGTCGTCATCTGCGATGGCGCGCACTACCAGCTGCGCAGCTTCCGCCAACTCGCGGCTCTTATCGGTGTGCGCGGCTCGACCTGGCCCCACGGGTGCGCCACCGACTCCGCCTGGTGGAGCGCCGAGCGCCAGGCGGCCTGGGCGGCGCTTCACCCGTAAGGAGTCTCTATGACGCGCATCACCCCGTATTTGCTCTGGGCCGCGTTGGTCGCCACCCTTATCGGCACGCTCACCAACACGACCTGGGCGTTCGCCACCGTCAATGGCGGCAACGTGCTGTGGGGCGGCGTCCAGGCCGTAGCAGCCGACCTGGGCCTGGTGGCGCTTGCGGCGACGCTGGCCGAGCGCAGAGCGCAAGGCGAGCGCGCTACCTGGCTGTGGATAGCGGTCGCAGGCTTCGTGAGCGTCTCGACCTACGCCAGCTACCTGCACAGCTACGCGCAGGCCACCGCGCTCGATGCGCCGGGTGCGGCGCTGCGACCGCTACTGCTGGGCGCATTCCTGCCGCTGATGCTATTTGCCCTGGTCGAGGTCGTAAGCCATGCGCGGCGCACGGGTCGCACAAGCGACGCACCGGCCGCGCAGTCGGGTATGAGCGCGCTCGCAGAGCGCAATGAGCGAGCGCACGATACGCCGCTCCCTGTGCGCATTGAAACCGAGAGCGTCACAGGCAGCGCGGCCCCCAGCGCGCACTCGCGCATCGACGCGCCCATCCTCGTAGTGAGCGCCGCGCAGAGCGCGCAGGCTGCGACCGAGAGCGCACCGACCGCCAACGGCCACAAGGAACCATGCGCGCAGTGCGGCGTGCTCATCGGCGCATCGCAGCAAGCACGCGCCGCGCACAAGCGCTTCTGCGTCGCACCAATCAGCGCGTGATGCTGCGCAAGTTCTGCGATGCGTGTCGGCGGATGCGCAAGAACAGCCCCAGCCGTCGTGGGCAATGACCCCATCGTATGCTTCGTTACGGGGGCGTAACGAAGCGGACGGCTCTCCGTTGTAACAGGTGGTGAGACTCGCGACAGGTATGCTATAATCCGATGAACCGACCCGCCCCGTCGCCGCGAGTCTCACCCACCCGCGACGGGGCGGGTCGGCGTTTGGGGGAACCACCATGCAACGTCTTCGTGACTCCACCGCGCGCATCGGCGGCCTGTGGGAAAGCGGCCGGCGCGGCAAGCTCGCCATCGGCTGTGGCGGCCTCGTTGCCCTGTGGCTCGTGTGCTCCGTCTGCACCGGCCTGTCGGGCATCGGGAGGCAGAGCGCGACCGCCAGCCCGACCGCCACCGTCAGCGCCGCCATCGCCATTGCGCCGGCCACCGCCACCAACCGACCGACCGACGCGCCAGCCCGCGCCGCATCCCCAACGAGCGCCCCACCCACCACAGCGCCGACGACCACCACCATCGTACCAACCATAGCTGCCACTGCGCCATCTCGCCCGACGGTCGTCCCGCCTGCCCCGGACACCCCAACCATCGCTCCCGCGCCACCCTCCCCCATCCCCGCCACGGCGACTCCCGCCGGGCCTGGTTGGCCAACCGGGACCACGCGCGCCACGCTTACCAGCGTCGTCGACGGCGATACCATCAAGGTCAACGTCGGTGGTCGTGCCGAGACCATCCGACTCATCGGCATCGACACACCGGAGACAGTTGACCCCCGCACCGCCGTGCAGTGCTTTGGCCGTGAGGCGTCCAACTACGCCAAAGAGATGCTCCGGCCCGGCGCAGTCGTCGGCCTCGAAGCCGACCCCACCCAGGGCGAACGCGACAAGTACGACCGCCTGCTCCGTTACGTCTGGCTGGAGGACGGTACATTCTTCAACCTTCAGAGCATTGCCGCTGGCTACGCCCACGAATACACCTACAACCTCCCCTACAAGTACCAGGCTCAGTTCAAGTCCGCCGAGCGTCAAGCGCGCGAGGCGGAGATCGGTCTGTGGTCGCCGTCCACCTGTGGCGGCAACACTGACCAGGTGGCTGCGTCGCCAGATGCACCTGCACCCGCCGCTCCATCTCAGCCTGGTGTCGTCGCACCAGCACCCCAGCCACCCGCCCCGGCAGCGCCTCAGCCCCAGCCGCAACCAGCCGCAACCATCGCCGGCGGCGAGGGCGGCGAGGGCCTGAACGTCAGCGTCACCAACGGTCCAGGCAGCATCGAATACGCCACCGTCACCAACACCGGCGGCCAGCCGCAGGCAATGGGCGGCTGGCGCATCCTTAGCTACAGCACCCAATGCGTGCTTCAGCGCGACCAGACCTTCACCTTCCCCAGCGGCTACACCCTCGGCCCCGGCGAGAGCGTCAACGTCTATAGCGGCTTCGGCTCCGCGCCGCCGACCGACGGCTTCAAGTTCAACCCCCAGAACATCTGGGCCAACGACAACGACCGCGCCGAGCTGGTCCGCCCCGACGGCACGGTCGTCGCTCGCTATGGCTACGGCCGCTGTCGCTGAAAAGAAGCCCCAACAGCAAAGGCCCCCGGTACTGAGCCGGGGGCCTCGTCATGTCGTATCCCTCGCTCCACGCTCTACTCTCCACGCTCCAGCCCTTGCCCCGGCCACGGCACGCGCCGCAACGTATCGCGCATCTCCGCGTCCCCACGGCGGTCGTAGTACGTCGCCGTCGTCGTCGGAGACGTGTGCCGCGCCAACTTACTCGCCATCGCCAGGTCCCCGGTGTGCGTCAATACCCGCGTGACAAAGGCGCGCCGCATCGCGTGAGGCGTCACTCCCGCGATGCCACACTCCTCCCCGCGTACCGCCATGATGTAACGGATGGACTGAGCCTCAAGGTCCTGGGCCACTCCCAGCCCCCCCCGCTCCATCCGTGTGAATAGCGGACCTGACCTCGGACCACGCCGCGCCAACCAGCGGTCGATGTAGTCCGTCGCCGGTGGCTCCAGGGGTAGCCACACCTCCTGGTCGCTGACCTGTACCTTGATCTGGGGTATCCGTATCCGCCGCCCCTCACGGTCGTAGTCGTCGATTTGGAGCGCCGCATACTCGCTGGCGCGCAGCCCGCACATCGTCGCCAGAGCCACCAGCGCCGCATCTCGCTGGCCGCGTGGCGTCGTGTCCGCCGCGCAGTGTCTCAGCAGCCTGGCAATCTCCTCATCCGTCAGCGTCCGCCGCTCCCGGCGCATCCGCTTCCCCGGCACCCGCTCGACCTGGCGGATCACCTCCAGGCCCTCTGCGTCCAGCCACTTCTCCGCCCGACCCACCCCCAACCGCCACACCTCGCCCATCACTCCCTTCACTGCCGCCAGGATGCCGTTCGCCGAGCCGGGCACGTACTCATCTGCCTCCACCGCGTCGACGAGGCGCGCCCGCAACAGCATTACATCCTCGTAGCCAAGCTGCCACCAGGAGCATCGCTCCCAATCGTCGAGGCTACCACCACCATGACCCAACAGCCGTGCGGCCACGTTGAGATAGTGCTTCGCCGTGTCGCGGCTACGCCCCGGCTTGCGCCGCTCGATCCACAGCCGCGCCGGGTTGATGCGTGGCGGCTCGCGGTGCGTGGGCGGTTGGACAAGGCGCGAGGCGGCCTGCGTGAAGTTGATGATTTTGGGCATGTGCGACCTGCCAGAAAGGGGCCTGCCCTATAGAACGGTTGTCCTGCCGCCGCGTTAGGGGCCGCGCCGCAAAATATTGACGAGAGTCCTCGCCACGACGTAACCCACCAGGCGCGAAAGCGTTTATACTATTACGACATCGCGGTGGCCGAATTGCCTCTTGACATCGTTACCGGGTCATTGTATTCTGGAGAGGAGGTGCATATGCTCCAAAAGACAACGCTGCCACGAGGCATGATGACCGAGCCAACCAGCCAGTGGATGACGCCCGCCGAGGTGCAGAGAGCAGTGGACGCCAGATGGACCAAGCCGCGCCGACTGCGTATCGTCGAGCGACTGGCGCGCGAGGGCGTTACCGTCGAGGTTGTCGGTGGCCCGCCCCGCGTGTACTTGATTCATCGAGAGCAGTTCCTGGCATACCTTGACGACCTGCGGCAGGGCCGCCGCCCACCTCCCGATTGGTGGCTTGAGTTACACCCGATGACCTGAGCCAATAATGTCCGTTGTGCCCCTTGACAAGCATTACCCGGTAATGTATAATGTCTCTATAGATGGTCGTTCACTCCCCCCAGCGGCCATCATCATCCTCTCGATGCTCTCCTATCATCTGACCGGATGACTGATTACTCGGTCATCCGAACGGAAGGGAGAGTAATCAGGAGAAATGCGCAAGACCCTCTAGGGCAGCTTTGGCAGGCATAACCCCTAGAGAGTCCTGAATGAGCAACCGAACACGCGCGCATCTGGCGGTGCGCCCCCTCGACCACCTGGTGGTGGGCGGGGTGGCCCGGTTCTTTCGTAGTATACCATTTCGCGCGCGCGAAATCAAGTAGGAAACGGGGGGATAGTGACCGCAAAGAAGCGCGGGCGCAAGCCCGAAGGTGACGAGAAGCTCTACCCGGTGACGACCTGGCTACCGCGTGAAATCGTGGAGTGGATACGCCGCCGGGGGCGACCGTCAGAAGTGCTACGCGAGCAAGTCACCCGCGACTACCAAGAGCGCGGGACACAGACCAAGTAACGCCGCCGAATACGAAAGGAGACCGCCCGTGACCACTAACGGAACCACCGCCATTGCCACCGCCCCGCCCGCCCCGCTTGGCCGCGCCGAGACCGACGCGCAACCCTTCTTCTCGCCCGCCGACATCGACTTGATTCGGCGCACCATCGCCAAGGAGGCCAATGACGCTGAGTTCGAATACTTCCTCAAGATCGCCAGCCTGCGCCGCCTCAACCCCCTCACCAACCAAATCTACCTGAGCATCTACAACCGGCACAACGCCGATAAGCGCAGCAGTGTCGTCCAGACGACCATACATGGTTTGCGACTCATCGCGGACCGCACCGGGCGCTATATCCCCGGTCGCGCCGCCACGTACCAGTACAACGAACAGGGCGACCTGATGAGTGCGACCGCCTACGTTATGCGCTACCACCCCGCGTCACAGACGTGGCACGAGGTCAGCGACACCGCCTATTTCGCCGAGTACGACAAGAAGGAGAGCTTGTGGAAGAGCATGCCCCACGTGATGCTCGCAAAGTGCGCGGAGGCATTGGCCCTCCGCCGCGCCTTCCCTGAAGACACAAGCGGTCTGTACACCGACGACGAGATTGCCCCGCCAGCCAGCGCCGCCACGCAGGTCGTCAACGGACACGCCAAATCCGCCCCGGCTGCTCGCATGACCCCCGATCAGGTCAAGGCCGCCTGGACTGTTCAGAACGACCGCGCCCAGGTTCTCGGCCTGGCCGACTGGCAGCACACCATCCCCAGCGGCCAGAAACTCGCCTGGTACATCGACGAGGTGTCGCGTCGCGACACCCTGCTCCAGCAGGCCGAGAGCGAGATGATCGACGACGAGCCAGCCGAAAACAACGACGAGAAGATGCCCTTCTAACAACGCAAGCGCGGGCCTGGATAGGACCCAGGCCCGCGCCACCACAACTCACAGAACCCCAAAGGAGAACACGCCCCATGATAGCCGGAACACCCACCATCGTCAAGCTCAGCTTCGAAGCCATCGATGCCGCCTACGTCCGCGACCGCGCGGCGCTCAAGGCCAAGTACCCAAGCCTTGCTGCACGACGCACACCAGAAGCGCGTGCCGCCTTTGCCGAGGTAGACGCACGCTACGAGCGCGACCTTGAGGCCCTGGACGCTCAGGAGAGTGCGGCATGAGCAACACCATCACCTGGTGCGACAGCCTGGCCGAGGCGCAAGGCGTCGCCGATGCGCTCGTGCTCAACAACACGACGGGGCAAGCGTGGCTGATTATCTTCCGGTGGCCGCCCGCTCACGTCGGCGTCACCCAGAACCCCACCATCGCTCGCTCCTACGCCAAAGAGCCGCATGTCTCCGTCGTCCCCGTCACCCGCGCCGAACTCACAGGGGACCAGCCATGAAGAACCCCATCACCTACGCCAATATCACACAAGCCCGCGCCGCCGCCGCCGAACTCCTGGACGACGACCACGGCGTCGCATACATCATCAATCTTGGCGACCACTTCATCGTCACCACCGACCGGGGCGCAGCAGCCAACCACCTGCGGAGCGGCGCGGCTATCAGCGTCATGTACCGGGACGACGTGAAGGCGGCATCATGACCATCACCTACCACGCCATCCAGGCGCGCGAGCAGCACCTCGGCAAGCGCCTGCATCAGCTGCGAGAGATGCACGGCCTCAGCCTGGACCAGGCCGCCGCGCGCTACGGGCTACCGGTCGAAATCCTGCCCCGGCTGGAGAGCGGCGACGCCATCCCGGCGAACGTCGCGCCAAAATTGCGCATTGCACTCCGAGACCTCGAAGACGCGCCCCAGCCCACCATCATCGACGCGACCAGTCGGCCGATCGAGCCAGAGCCGGCCACGCCGAAACCCGGCCGCAGCCTGCCCGAGCTGCCCGGCGAAGACTACGAGTTGCTCGCCAGACTCAAGCCCGAGCGCGAGCGACGCGGCATGAACCAGTCCCAGGCCGCGCGGCAGGCCGGCTTCAGCCCCGGCGGCTACGCCGCGCTCGAGGCCGGCAACGCCAAGTTCCTCAAGACGGCCACCCGCGCCAAGCTCACCGCGTGGCTGGACCGCACGCCCCCGCCCGCCGGTCCCGTCGCCCAGGCCGAGAACAACCCCCAGGCCCCGCTCGTCGAGGACCAGGAAGCAGCCATTCAGCAGGCCATCGCCGAGCATGAGGCCACGCTCCACGTCATCGCAGAGCTAGAGCGCGCGCCGCAGGCGTTCACCATCGAGCAGCTCGTCGAGCGGCTGCCCCACTTCACCGCCGCGTGGCCCCGCGACATCGCCCTCCGCTGGTTCGATACCTTCGACTATCTCGCGGCGCTCATCGCCAAAGAGGCGCAATCGTGACCACCCGCGAGCACCTGTCTACCATGTCCACCGAGACGCTCCGCCTGTGGCGACGCCAGTGGGCCGCCGCGCTCCGCAAGCGCAACGCCGGCGATGCGCAAAAGACGACCTGGCGTCGCTTTATCCACGAGGCCGACCGCGTGTTGCGCGAGAGGGGAGAGACACCATGACTGCATCCGTAACGACTGACCTGTGCGATCTCGTAACCGCCGCGCGGCTGGCGGAGCCGAAGCTTTCAGCCACCCAAGTTCAGGCCTTTACCGTCATCGACCGTATCTACAAGCTACTCGAACTGGCCGCGCCTGACGCCCCCGCCGCCGTGGTCGACGATCTCGCGGTAGATGAGGCCTACCGTAGCGCCGAAACCGCCTTCATCTGGCTCGGCATTGAGCTAGATCACGATGCCCGCCGACGCAACGACGAGGCGGCATCATGATCACCCGCCTCGTCGTTGCCCTGGTCCTGGCCCTGCTCGCCCTCGCTGGGGGCGCGGCGAGCCACGCCCAGGTCGCGCCGGTCATCGACCCATGCCCGGTCATGGCCGTTCGCCTGCCCAGCGGCCATGTGCAGCCCATTGGCTGCGCGGTGTTTTTACCATCCGTTGTCGTGAGTTCTCGCTGAGAGGTCGCCAATGCCCTCCTCGTCCGTCGCCCATCTCGACCCCCAACGCGCCAGCGCCCAGCAGGCTCTCCGTGCTCTGCTCGCCGATGAGACGCCCCCCGCTCGTCCTGTGGACCAGTGGACGCCCATCATCACCGACCTGGCCGCTATCACCGACCTGGCCGCCCGGCGCCGAGCCTTCGAGACCGCCGCCAAAGCCAGCCCCGCCCTGCGCCAGGTCCTCAACGGCAGCGTGGCCGTGCCGGGGAGCCTGCGGCCGGCCATCGTCACCGCGACGGACGTTCTTCGCATGCAGTTCCCTGACCTGCGCTGGATCGTACCGGGCCTCCTGCCAGAAGGCCTCACCCTTCTGGCAGGTCGCCCCAAGCAGGGCAAGTCGTGGATCACCCTCCAGATCGCCCTCGCCCTCGCCACCGGCGGCCTGGCCTTCGGCGAGTCCGTCGAAAAGGGTAGGGCGCTCGTCTGTGCTCTCGAAGACGGTTACCGCCGTCTCAAGGACCGTATGTCCGCTCAGGGCTGGCCCGACCCCTGCGATGATGTCCAGTACGTCATCTCTCTGGACGAGATGGGAGGCCCCCTCGACGGCCCCGGCCTGGCGGCGCTGGAGAACCGTGTGGTCGAGCACAACATCGGCTACGTCGTCGTCGATACCTTTGCCCGCGCCGTGGGCATCAATGACATCAACGACATGTCCCAGACCACCACCGCCCTCAAGGGACTGCAAGAGATGGCCGTCCGGCGGCGCGTCGCCGTCGTCGTCGTCCACCATACGAACAAGATGGGCGGCGAAGACTTCCTGGACGCCGTCGCCGGCTCTACCGGGCTCACCGCCGTCGCCGACGGCATCATGGTCCTCAAGCGCAAGCGCGGCCAGTCTACCGCCACCCTCGACGTGGTCCACCGCGACCTGGGCAGCGAGCGCAGCCTCGCTCTCGCCTGGGACCGTGAGCTGGCCTGCTGGCAGGCCACCGGCGACGCCACCGCCCATCGCCGCGCCGACGATCAGATCGCCATCCTCCAGGCTATCCGTGCCCTCTCTTTGCTTGGCGAGTCGGCCACCCCAGCCAAGATCGGCGAAGTCGTCGAGCGCAACCGTGGCAGCGTCTTCCGCGATCTCCCCGACCTCCTCACCCGTGGCCTTGTCCTGCGCGGCAGCCGTCGCGGCTCCTACGTCCTCACCCAGGAGGGACACAAGGCCCTGGCGGAGACAGAGGAGACGATGGAGGAACCCGGCGCGTAGAATGCGGCGTTGCACGGGTGATACATGATTTGCAACCGTGCAACGCCGCAACGCTGCAACCGGCGCAACCGCAACCGGGACGGGGAGCGCCTTCATCACCAGCCTACATCCTTTGCCCCGGTTGCACGGTTGCACGGTTGCACGGTTGCACGGTTGCACGGTTGCAAATGTTGCACACCCTTTCGTGCCCTTTCGCGCTTCCGCTCTCAGGAGAGTTCAATGCCGCAGCTATCTTTCGCCGACGCTCTCGACCGCGACGCCCTGGGGCAGGTGGCTCATGCCGCTTACCGCCTCTGGGCTATCGGAAGGCGGCTACGCAACTACCACGACACCAACTGGAGCGACCTGCCAGAGGCGACGCGCGAAGCCTACCGCGTCAGCGCCGAGGCAGTGGCTAACATCGTAAAGGATGCACAGCCATGACAGACGCTATCTCTCTCGACGGCGTTCTCAACGTTCTTCACGGCGTCCGTAAGTGTGGCGACGGCTACGTCGCCCGCTGCCCCGCCCACCACGACCGCCAGCCGTCCCTGTCCGTCGGGCTGGGCGACGACGGGAGAACCATTCTCCTCCACTGTCACGCGGGCTGCACCTTCGACCAGATTCGCGCCGCCCTCCCCCTCGACGGCCGGCTCACCGCAGCCGACGGACAGCTCGCCCCCATCCTCCCGCCCCCGCCACACCCTGAGCCGCCGTCGCGAGTATGGCAGCTCCGCGCCGATCAGTTCGTCGCGTATAGCGTCCATCAACTCTTTACGTCCGCCGGCCGCGAGGCCCTCGACTGGCTCCATCGTCGCGGCTTCGACGATGAGACGCTTCACGAGGCGCGCGTCGGCTACAACCCCCACCCCCTCCAGGACGCGGGACCTCGCTGGGACCTCGTTCACGCGCCGGTCACCTTGCTCCCCTGGGTCACCTTGCCCCAGGGAATCGTTCTCCCCTGGTCTGTGAACGACACACTCTGGAACGTGGAGGTACGCCGCCTCAGCGGCTCTCCCAAGTACCATTCCATTCGCGGCGGTCGCAAGGGCGTCATGCTCGGCATTGACGCCCTTGTGGGCAAGCCGGTCGTCCTCGTTGAGGGCTTCTTCGACTGGCTCGCGGTGTACCAGGCGGCGCGCGACCTGGTGTCGCCCGTTGCCCTGGGCAGCACCGGCACGGCGCGCCACGTCCAGTGGCTCATCCGCCTGGCCGCTCTCCCTCTCGTCCTCGTCGCCCTCGACGCCGACGACGCCGGCTCATCTGCCGCCGACTGGTGGCTCGGCGCGCTGCCCAACGCCAAGCTCTGGCGGCCTGACTACGACGACCCCGCCGCCATGCTCGCTGCTGGCGCCGACCTTCGCGCCTGGGTCCAGGCGGGGCTGGCCACCCCGCCCCCGCCGGCGGTCAACCCCGACCCCTGCGTTACCTGCGGCGGCCCCCTTTACCGCTACCTGCCCAGCGGTCGCCCCGCCTGCTCCGCCTGCTATGACGAACTGCTAGATATAGAGGAGGCCGAGTGGGGTTGGGAGGACATTGGTGATGAGGCGAAGAACGGCTCAGGTCCTCGTGATACGCTCTCTGCTCCACCCCCCCAGGCTCTCCCCGCCCTGCTCACCATCCCCATGCGCACCCGCCTGGCACGATGTGCCTCCTGCAAGGCCGACATCTACTGGATCGTCATGCCGTCCGGCAAGATGGCCCCCATCAGCGTCGACCCGGCGCTGCACCCCAAAAGCGTCGCGCCCACTCGCGACGGGCCGGGTTACGGCATCAACCATTTCATCAACTGCCCGTCGGCCGCTGCGCATAGGCAGAAAGAAAAGAGAGCATGATCACCATCGCCCCCACCCCCACCGCTCGCATCGCCATGATGCGCGAGCGATTCGACGGCATCATGGCCGCCGTCGGCGAGACCGTTGACCAACTCCACGCCTCCGCCACGTCCGTCCCGGTCTTCGACCACGAGCGTGCCGTCCAGGCCACCCTGACGCGCCTGGAAGCGCAGGCCGGGCAATTCGCCCGCGAGGTGGCGCGCGGCGACCTGGTGACCGCCGAGGCCACCCTAGACGGCCTCATTGGCCTCGTGCAGGGCGACCTGCTGCGCCACCTCCAGGCCCTGGCCGTCGCCGAGGGCGACCCGCATCGCGCTGCGTCCATCCGCGACTGGGCCGACGACCTCGCCGCGCTAGCGGAAAGTGAGGCTGCATAATGGACGCTCTCCCCCTCTTTCTGCTCATTCTCTCCGCCGCCGCCCTCGGTGGCGTCATCGGCGGCGTCATCGGCTACCGCATGGCGCGTCTTTACTACTCCATGATGGCTGCCCGCATCGCCGCCGCCGCCTGGCGCACCGTGGCCGAAATCACGAAGGACACCCGTCAATGAGCGCCCAAGACGCCACCGCCGCCCGCACTCGCCACCTGGAAACCCTGCACGCCGTCGTCAGCGCGGCCCTGGCGGCGCTGTACAACGACGCGCTTCGCCCCGGCTTCGAGGCTGAGGAACTCGGCCGCGCGCTAGATGCTGAGAACGCCGCCTCGAAGGCCGTTACCCGCGCCGTCAACGCCGAAGCCCAGCGCGCCAGCCAACCGGCGCTGGAAGGAGTCGCATTTGGCGCGCAATTGCTGGCCGCCACAGGAGAGTGACGAATGAGCTACACGACCGACTACTGGTTGCGCTGCGACAAATGTGGTGATCTGTCGGAGTTCGCGGACGGAACGGTTGCAAAAGCCCGCGAACTGGGAAAGGAACGCGGGTGGGTGTCCACCCGCAAGCAGTCATGGAAAGGCGGCGAGCAGCCAGTAACGGACATCTGTCCGCGCTGTGCAGACGGCCCCGCCGCCACGGCAAAGCCACAGGAGCGTGACGCGCATGGAACCGTCTCCCGTCCCATCCACCCTGACGCCCGAAACCATCGCGTGGCTCAACGCGGTGGCCGGGGAAATGTACGACGACGGGACGCTGTTCCCGCGTGAAGAGGCAAAGGTTCGGCCCCGGCGCGCCGTCTGTGAGCCAGGGCGGGGCCGAACCGCCGCGCCGCGTCCAGGGCAGCGCATCGTCCACGGTCCCGCGCTGGTCGCAATCAGGCAGACAGCCGTGGCGAAGGTCGAGCGCCTCATCGCCTCCGGGATGCCCCGCCTGGAAGCCTACGAGGTTGTCGGGGTCGAAGTGGGGCGCACGGCCAGGACGGTACGGGATTGGCTGCACACGGCAGGTTCCGACCAGTAGCTACGTATGACCCTCCCGCGCGGCTGTACGGTCGTATGCCGCGAGCCGCGCGTAAGGATAGCCGCCACCCTGTACCGGGCCGGGCGGCGGCGACACAACCGATGAAGTACCACAACCGAATAAAGCCCCCCGTGCGACTCAATCGAGGCGAGACACACGGGGGACGGGGACGGCCTCGGAGTAGCAGAAAGGGGACGAGAGGGAAAGCTTGTGTGGGTGCGCCGGTGGTGGTCGTGGTCCGACATCCACCGCATCAGAAGCACGAAAGTGCACGAACGCGCGCGTTGCGCGGTCCTGGCTGCGACTGCAATGTTGATAGTGTGCCACGGCCATCACCAAAGCAAGCGGGGGAGAGGCTTACCACCTCTCCCCCGCTTGCTTTGGCGCATCCCCTTGTTATGGCTGCTTTCGCGCATCCTTCGCGGCGTCCCCGGTGCGCTGCAACTCGGTCACGCCGACTGCGCCGGCCGCCGCCACGAACCCCGCCGCCACGGCTGTAATCGCCTGTGACACCCCGATGCTCCCGGTCTGCTGATACACCAGGGCCAAAGCCATCCCCGTGGCGATGACCAGGGCCAGCGGCGGATACCATCGCGTGTCCGTCAGCCCCATCTTTTTTGCCATATCCACTCCCATCTTCGCGAACAGGATGACCGCCGTTGCCAGGGCCATGATGGACCTTAGATCAATCTCCATGTCTGTCTCCCTTGTACCAGTCAATCAACGTCTGCCGGTCCCTGGCATCGGCCAGGCTGCCGGCGAGCAGCAGCAGGCTCACCGCCAGCGCCGCCCCCGTCATGAGGATTGGGGTGGCGTTGGGATGGTCCGGCGGCGGTTGTGGCGTCGCCACGGCCACTAGGGCGACGACCAGCATCACCATCTTCACCGCCAGCCGTATCCAGTGGTTGCGAACGTGCATGGCGGCCACAATCGCCCGGCGCCCGTTCGCGCCGCTCTGCCTGAGCAGTCTCCCGTCCGCATAGGCCAACCACAGTCCGTGCCCATGCACGGCCAGCCCGACGACGACGAGCAAGAGCCACAGCCATTCGAGGGCCGCCAGCGCCGCTCCCATCACGCCGCACCTCCGCGCGTCCACACATCCGCCCAGGCCAACAAAGCCGCCAGGCGCGCCTCAGCGTCTCGCAGCCGTGCCTCCGCCGCTGCCTCATCACGGCAACGCCGCGCCTCCGCCGCCCAGCGCCGTCGGCGCTCGCTATCTGTCATCGGCTTGTCGTCTTCCGGTCGCCGCTGTGCTGCCATGACGGCCCCCTCCCGGTGCGCCGTCCCCCCAGTCATTCTTTATGCACCGTGGCCGCCGTGGCCTCCGCTACGTTCAGCGCCTGCAACGCTATGCGTTCCCAGCGGTCCCGCGAGGCCACGGCGGCCACGACCTGACGGTCCTTCTCGGCAGCCATCTTCTCGTATCGCTCTTCCGCGTCTGCCATTGCCTGGCGGTACTGCTCGCCGGTTACAAACCATCCCTTGAGGAGTGCCCAGACGAACACGGCAAACAACCCCGCCGCGCCCTGTCGCACCACGAGGTCCACGAAGCCCCCCAGCGTCGCGTCCCCCACGTCTCCCCCTAGCTCAATCTACCATGCGGCTGAGTAGCTGCACCATACGCCGCCACACAGAATATCACCCGACCAGCTCACGCTGTTGGCCCCCGGTCCGAAGTTGATAACGATATGGTCCCCCGCCGTCGTCCCCGACGGCACGGTGAACGCCTTCAGCCGGTAGTCCACCCAGCCGCTGCTGCTGACCACGGCGCTCACGCCGTTGATGGTGGCGCCCATGTTGTCGGCATTGGCCGTCCGCCAGCTATCATTATCCCCCGCCCCGGCCACCGTCGCGTAGAACTGCCAGTTCTCGATGCTTGGCGTCCCGCTGGCGGCCTTGAGGCGCACCCACACCTCGACGCTCGTGTCCGCCACGTAGTCGCTCGGCAGGCTGCCCTGCGCCTGGAGCCACCGATACTGCACCCCGCTGCCTGTGGCCACCCACTTGACCGCGCTGGCCCCGCCGCCGGCTGTGATGGCCCAGCAGCAGTTGCCGGCCGCGTTGGTATAGCCGTGCTGGGGCGTCAGGTCCAGCGCCACCCGCCGCGCCGCCTTCTTCGTGTGGCGGTCCATCCAGCCCACGACATAGGGCTTGATGGTCGCGAGCAACTCATCGAGCCTCACCGCGTCAGCCTCCCCACGTCCCACACAACGGGCACGTTGCGCACCCGCGGCCGCCACTCATCGCGGGCCACGTCGTACGTGGCCTCGTCGACGTACACCGGCGTCAGCGCGCCCGCCCACGCCATGTTGATGGCCGCCATGCCGACATGGTTCTTGAGACTGACCCACATTCCCACCGGGCACGTCGCCGGGTCCACCGGCGCGCCGTAGGGGTCCCTGAGCCGCCCGTCGCGGTCGAGCGTCCAGTCGCCTGTCCCCGGCGCAGGCTCC